ATGAGTAAGGCTGGGAACAAGAAGTTGGTCAGGGAGACCGTCAGGCACCTGACTTATTTTGTCGTGCAAGCATTCAGGGAGGTAAAAGGAGCAAAGGGAAAAATCACCGCCGATGATCCTATTCCGGCGCAGGACGAAGCTCACGCTAAACGGCTGTTCGAGCGTTACCTGCCCATACGCGCCGGCGTGGTCGCCTTCCGGCGCACCGGAGATCCGACCACGGGCGACTGGGAGGATGCGGTGATCATTCACCGCCACGGCAGATTGCCGGCCGAGGTCGACAACATGGCCGATGCGAACGACCTCGAGGCGGATAACTGGGCGCTGAGCGCAGTCGATTTGAAGGTCGCTTAAGAGACTGGGCCCCGCGAGAGCGGGGCTCAGCTTTTAGGAACGAGAAGGTTTGGCATATTGCGGCCCTTTGGGCCGTAGAGAGAGCGCCCGGAGGCACAGGCAACGGTTTTCGACGAGCGCTCGGTCTCGTTGATCGCTTCGCGAATGAAGGCGCCATGCAGCTGGCCGTGCTTGCCGCCAGGCTCGATATCGCCGGGGCGAAGTCCGGCCATTGTCATCATCGTGCCATAGCGGCTCCAGTCGACCTGCAGCTCAGGGCATTTTTCCGCAAGCACCTGCGCCCAGGCGCCGATCTTGATGACCCCCACGACTTGATCGGACTGAGCCGATGCGCCGGCAGCGCTGACGATACGCGCCCCTGCAACCAACACGGCGGCAATGCTCGTTCTCATAATTCTCCCCCTGCCCAAACGACCCTTCCAGCGACGCGCAGCGCCTCAGCATCGGGCGGAGCGAGCGTCTCAGAAGCATATCTTTCATTGTCGCTGATCAGCACGATCGAGTTTTGCCACCCGATAGCGATCCGCTTGATCCGGACATTTGGCCCGTCGACCAGGACGTAGATCCCGTCCTTCCGTGCGTGTGAGAAGCGTGTATCGACAAGGCAAATCGACCCGTCAGCGATCGTCGGTTCCATCGAATCTCCGCGAGAGTCGACGAAGCGCGCGTGTTGCTCCGGCAGCCCGAGCCGCTGGAGCCAGCTGCGCGGAAAAGGCAGCTGGTCAATCTCGTACGGCCTGGCGTTCTCGTGTCCCGGTCCAGCACTCGCCACGACATCGAGCAGCGGCACGAAAGCAACATTGCCGGAATCGTCATCCGATCCTGGTGCAGCCAACTCCTGCGCACCAGGCGCACCGGCCTGGCCGCCAGCCAGCCAATCCATCGACCGACCTGCCTGCCGGCACAGAATCGCGAGCGGCCAAAACGGGGGGCGAGCCTTCCCGTCCCGCCATTTGGCGACTTGTTCGGACGAATAGCCCGTGAGGTCCGCCGCCTTTTGTAGCGTCGGAAACCGATCAAGAAGCCCCTTAAGCCGCTCATAGAACGCAGCGTCCGGCCCTTCGGTGGGATCAGTCGATATTTGGTCGGCCATGGCGGTTGCGTATCGCTAAAAATCGAGTTACGGTATCGTTCGTTACTCTGAAGGTTAACAGAAAGCGGGATTTCCCGCGAATCGGTGGTCCTACATGCACGAAGCTGACATTCTCGCCGCTGTCAGAAAGTCGAAATACCGCTTTTTACCGGCGATTGCCCAGCAATTTGGCGTGTCCGACGTTTCGCTGCGGGCCGCCCTTCGTCGTCCCCAGCTGCGGGCGGAAAAGGCGATATCTCGCGCTACCGAGATTCCGCTGCATATTCTGTGGCCGGAACGGTGGTCGCCCGAGGGCGAGCGCTTGGTCTTCCGTGGCGGCTGGCAACGCAGGCAGAGGGCTGCGTGATGTCGGAGCGTGACGTCCTCAACCTTGCGCCGGGCCATCTCGAGGACTCCATCGTGGTCGATATCGCTGCGATCGGCGTCGAAGATCGGCTGCGCCTCGTCGATCGGTCAGTCGTCGAGGCAATCGCCGCCTCCATGGCCGAGGGCAGCCAAGCACACCCGCTTGCCGGCCAGCACCAGCCGATCGCTGTCTCGCTCAGCGACGAACTTTCCAACGCCTACGTCCTCGTCGATGGGGAGCATCGTCTGGAGGCCGCCAAGCTGCTCGGCTGGACACAGATCAAGGCGATTGTCCGCCGCCAGACACAGGCCGAACGGCGCAAGCACGAGATCCATGCGAACCTCATCCGAGCCGAACTGACGATCCTCGATCGCAACCTCTTCATCGGCAAGCTTGCCGAGATTCATGAGGCCGAGACCGACGCCCGGCACGGCGGCGATCGCAAGTCCAAGAAATGGCGGGAGAAAAATCAATTCGCCAACTTGGCGAATTGGTCTGCCTTCTCAAAAGAGGCGGCTCGTCGCACCGGCCTGTCTACACGTTCCATCGACCGAGCCCGCGAACTGTCCGGGAAGCTATCGCCGGACGCTGTTGCCCTGATCCGAGGCAGCAAACTTGCCGACAACCAGTCTCAGCTGCAGGCGCTTGCCGAGCTGAAGGCGCCCGATCAGGTCAAGGCGGCACGGGAGATCGCCGAGGGCCGAGCCGCCAATTTCGCCAAGGCGCGCGTCTCGGCGGGCATGGTCCCGGCGGGCGGCGCCGTCCGCGAAGCCGATCGCCCGCTCGTCAGGTTCGAGCCGATGCTTCCGCGCCTATCCTTGGCCGACCTGCAGACACTCGCCGCGATGGTGGCGGCAGAGATCGCTGTCAGGACCGCGCCGACCAAGGCCGCCAAAGCCAAGAAGGGCGGCGCAGCGTGAAGCTCTGGCTGACCTCCTCCGAAATCGCGGATCTGGCCTTGCCTGGAATGCCGACGAGCAGAAAAGGCGTCATCGACCTCGCCGAGCGCGAGGATTGGTCACGCTTCTCGGAACTCTGCCGTCCGCGCGAGGGCCGCGGCGGCGGGCAGGAGTATCATGTTCGCCTGCTGCCGGTGGTGGCGCGGAACGCCTATCTCGGCCCGCAAGCCGGACAGGGGGAGGCCTCGGCGCCCGCCGCGGAGATGCAGGCGGCGCCGCCGCCTGCGCCGAGCTCGACACGCGCGGCTACGCTACAGCTCGATGCGCGCCTCGCCATACTCGGTGCGCTTCGCGCCTTCATGCGCGGCGGCGGGATGAAGCAGACGTTGGCGATCTCGACCTTTGCCGGCCTCTACAACCTTGGGAAGGTTGAGGTTCCCGCCTGGGCTCGCGCTGTCGTCGGTCGCCTTTCGCCGCGCACGCTGCATCGGTGGTTCTCCGCCGATCGCGAGGGCGAAGTGAATCGGCTCGCGGTCGATCGCGGCGCCGGCCGGCGCGGCCAGGGCGTGCTCGATGCCGCCTTTGATGGCGAGATCAAGCATTTCGCAATCGCGGTCCATTCTCTCAATGACCTCTATACGTCCCGCCACATCTACGATGCGGTGAAGGGCGAATTCGACGCTCGCGTCGCGGCCGCCGGGCTGGAATTGCCGGGCCTGCGCGGCTTTGAAAAGCGCTTGAACGCGTGGAAAGCGGAGCACGCCGCCGGCCTTCTGAAGATGATGGACCCGGACGGATACCGCTCGAAGATGCGGGCTTCCGGCTCCTATGCCCATCTGGCTCCGCATCTCAACGCGCTCTGGCAGATCGACGCCTCTCCGGTCGACGCGATGTGCGTGGACGGGCGCCATTCGATCTATGTCTGCATCGACTACTGGTCTCGTCGGATCATCCTGTTTGCCTCGAAGACGCCGCGCTCCGAGGCGGTTCAATTGCTGATGCGCAAGGCCATCCTGGCCTGGGGCGTGCCCGATGCGGTGAAGACGGATAACGGCAGCGATTTCGTCGCTCGCGCCACCGTTCGGCTCTTCGCCCGCATGCAGATCGAGCCGATCCGCTCGGATGCCTTCTCGCCCTGGCAGAAGGGTGTCGTCGAGCGGAATATTCGGACCTTCCAGACGGATTGCGCCCGCATGTTGCCGGGCTTCGTCGGTCACAACGTGGCCCAGCGCAAGAAGATCGAGGGCCGCAAGGCGTTCTCGCAAAGGCTGGGACAGGAGAACGACACCTTCAACGTCACCCTGACAGGTGAGGCGCTGCAGACGATTTGCGACCATTGGGCGGCTGACATTTACGCCCATCATGAGCACGGCGGCATCGGCAGGATGACGCCTTTTGCCAAGGCGGCCTCGTCGACACGGCCAATTCGCACCGTCGATGCCGACGCGCTCGCGGTTCTCCTGATGCAGGCTCCTGACAGCCAAGGCTACCGCACGGTCGGGAAGAACGGCATCAAGATCGGCGGCTTCCACTACCAGCCCATGGGCATTCTGCCCGGCGAGCGTGTCTTCGTCATGCTCGACCCCGCCGACAAGGGCACGATCTGGTTGTTCGCGGACGAGAGCCTGGACCGTCCGCTCGGCCGTGCCGTGAATGGCGAGCTAGCCGGTATCGACCCAGCCGAGCTTCTCGCCCAGCGCAAGGCCCTGCAGACGCGGATCGTCGACGAGCAGATGGCCGAGGCCAAGGCCATGCTGCGTTCGAAGCGGGTCACCGATCGCACCGTGCTCGAACACCGCATGGCGCAGGCCGCCGCGCAGGCCGGCAATCTCGTGCCTTTCCCGCCACGGTCCGAGATCCACGCCACGCCTGCGCTCGATGCCGGCATCGAAGTCGCGGCGATGCGTCGGGGCGACGCGCCCAAAGCCCGGCCACTCTCGGAGGCCGAGCAGCGCATCATGGCCGAGCTTGAGGCTGCGTCCGTCACCGCGGCTCCCGCCCCTTCAAATGTTCGACGCCTGCGTCAGCACGAAACCGCCCAGCAGCGCTATCGGCGCTGGCTCGAGCTGCACGAGCGCATGGAGGCCGGTCAGCCGATCACACCGGATGAGGCTGCTTTCTACGGCGGCTTCGCTGGCAGCTCGGAAAAGCGGTCCCTCGACCCCCTCTACCAGGAATTCGGCGAAGCGGCGTTGCGGTGAGCCGAGCCAAAAACCGGCTCCAGAACCGGAGCCAACCACGTCGTCAGGAAACAAACATGAATGCACATGCGGATATCAGCCAGGACGTTTCGAAGCTTCGCCGGCCGCCGGCGCTGCTGAAGAATGTCGTGGCGATGATGGGGCTGGTTCAGACCATGCGGGACCGCAGCCCCGATGATGACCAGTTCGGCTGCTTCTACGGTTATTCCGGCTACGGCAAGACCGAGGCGACCCGCTTCGCTCAGATCAAGACGGGCGGCCCGCGCGTCGAGATTGGCGTCAGCTGGACCAAGAAGGATCTGATCTCGAACATCCTGTTCGAGCTCGGCGTGCTCAAGCCCAAGGGCACGCTCTCGGAGCTGACCCGGCAGGTGATCGAGCTCCTCTCGATGCCCGAGCACCCGCCGCTGTTCATCGACGAGGCCGATAAGCTGGTCGACCGCGGCATGATCGAGAACATCCGTGAGATCGCGGACAAATCCCAGGCGCCCATCATCCTGATCGGTGAGGAAGCCTTGCCGGACAAGCTGGCCAAGGTCGAACGCGTCTATGGCCGCGTCATCTCCTGGACCCCGGCGCAGCCCGTCGACCTCGAAGATTGCCGCAAGCTGGTCCAGCGCGCTTTTGGCGCGGCTCTGATCGACGACGAGGTGCTGGAAGCCATCCGGAAGGCCTCTGAGGGCCGTGCGCGCATCGTCGTCTCCAATCTCAATCTCTGCCGGCAGTTTATGGCCGCCCAAGGGCTCGCCAGCCTGACGGTGGCCGGGCCGGTGCCGGATTTCATCAACGGCAAGCACCCGCCGCGCGTGAAGAGGTTCGGCTGATGGCCAGCTCGATCCCTAATCCCGACCAAGGCCGCCTTGCCTACTGGCGGATCATGACCGGCCTGCAGAAACACTATGGCGAGTTCACCTCGCGCATCGTCGTCGATATCGCGGGCGTCGGCCACCGCAAGACGATCGAGAACTACCTCGCCTTCCTCTTGGCCGAGAACGTTGTCCGCGTCGTCTCGGCCGGCCAACGCGGAGCCACCGCCACGCACCGCTACAAGATCGTCAATCTGGGCGACGCTCCGCCTTTGCGCCGAGGCGATAGCACTCTCGGGCAGCGCCAGCAGGCGCTCTGGACCGCGATCCGCTCACTCGGGCAGTTCCGGTCGAGCGAGCTAGCTGACGCCGCTTCCACCGACACGCTCGTCATCGCTCGCGAAACGGCCTCGGGGTACGTCCAAGACCTCCTCCGCACCGGATATCTGGCAGTTGCGGGCCACGCTCCAGAGCGTCGGCAAACGCAGATCTACCGGCTTATCCGCAACAGCGGTCCGCGCGCGCCGATCGTGATGCGACCCGAGAAGGCCTGCTTCGATCTCAATTTGATGCGGGTCGTTAACCTTAACGAGCCGGCACTGATCGGGAGGGCGGCATGAACCGCGGCCCGATTTCCGGCTCGGCCGGCAAGCTCGACGCGCTGGCCAAGGCGCAGGCCGCCTGGGGGGAGAGTATCCCGCGCGAGGTCGCGGCGCTTGCAGCAGCGTGCAAGGCGCAGACCTCGCGCGCTGTCGCGAAGCGTCTCGGCTACTCGGACGCCACGATTAGTTACGTGCTCGCCAACAAGTATCCCGGCGATCTGCCCAAGCTCTTTGCCACAATCCGCGGCGCCCTGATCGGGGAGACGGTGCTCTGCCCGATCCTCGACGAGATCGGCCGCGACCGCTGCCTGGACGAACAGGCGCGCCCCTTCGTCGCGACGAACTCCACCCGCGCGCGCCTTTTCCACGCCTGCAAAACCTGCCCCAACCGCCAGCAGAAGGATGTCGCCTGATGGTTTCCTCCATCGTGAAATTGCTCGCGCTCGCGGCCGCCGTGCTCGGCCCTTTCATCGGCGGCTATGTCACCGCGCACACCATCGTCGTTGAGGCCAGCTGGTTCTTCGCGCTGGCTGGTAGCGGCATCGGCATCGCCGGCCTGCTCGTCTTCGCCTCGATCGACCGCGGCGAGCGACGCGCCCATGCCCGCGCCCGCAACCTGGTGCGGGGAGCGTGACGATGGTGGAGATCGTCTCTCTCGATCTGCGCGCCTGCGCCAAGCTGCTGCGCAGTCACGCCAAGCACGAGACCATGCTTTCGCCCGGCGCCTGCCGCCGGCTGGCCGGCCTGCTCTCGAAGGCAGCCCGCCGCGCAGATGAGCTAGAGGCCCGCGCCCGCGAGGCCGAGGAGCTCGACGACGAGCTGCACGCCATGGCGCAGGATCTCGCCGGCATCGGCGAGACGGGCTCGCGCTCTTATCAAGCGGCGTTGAAAGACCAGCAGCGCGTCATCCAGGCGCGGCTGGATGGCGATCCCGGCCCCGTTCGTGTCCCGCGTCGGGCCGGGATCGCCTCGCTCGCCACGCCGATCGGCGACAGTAACGTTGTCACCTTCCCGCTCGGCAGCGGAGAGCCGGCATGAACGCGCTCTCCCATCTCGCCGCCGGCGTTGCCCGCGAGATTGGCCCGGCGGACCTCGCCGGCCAGCTCGTGCTCGACCAGGTCATGGGCCAGCTCCAATGGCTGGTCTCCAGCGGACGCCTGCGCGTCACGGCGCCGATCGACCCGATCGCGGTCGCCGAGCGCGTCATCGCTTCGCCCGAGCGCGAGGCGGTGCGCGTCTCCACCCTCGAAATCACAGCCATGTCACTCGCGCTCCTCGCGCTGCATGGCGCCACCACCGAACCCAGCCAGAGGACCTAAGATGCAGACCGCCCAGCCTGAAACCATGCCCATCCTGTCTGCGGCCGCAGATATCGAGTTCGCGCCTAGCCGCCCCGTCCCGGCGCTCTCGACCGGCATCACCACCGTCGACGGCCAGCCCTATATGCGGGACGTCAAGGGGCACCTCGTCCCGCTCTCTCTGGTCAACGCTGAGGACAAGCTGGAAGACGAGACAGTGCGCAAGGTCATGGCCTTCGCCCTCGACCTCTCGGCGCAGATCGCCCGCTTCAAAGCGCACACCTTCGCCGACCTCAGTGGTTTTCAGGCGCTGCTCGATCAGGAGTACGGCGCCACGAAGGGCGGTGCCAAGGGCAACGTCACCTTCCAGACCCATGACGGGCTGATGAAGGTGCAGATCCAGATCGCCGATGTGATCGAGTTCGGTCCGCAGCTGCAGCAGGCCAAGTCACTCATCGACGAGTGCCTGGTCGAGTGGGGCGCGGACAGCCGCGCCGAGATCCGCGCCATCGTCACCCGCGTCTTCAACGTCGAGAAGGAAGGTCAGATCAACAAGGCCGAGCTGTTCTCGTTGATGCGGCTCGACATCGGGGACGATCGCTGGAAGCGGGCGATGGACGCTGTCCGCAGCGCCATCAAGCCCAACGGCACGAAGGAGTATGTCCGCTTCTACCAGCGCAAGAGCCCGCGGGACCGCTTCGAACCGGTCACCATCGACCTCGCGGCGGCGTGAGGCTCCCGATGGCTCTCCGCAAGCTCAAGCCGATCGAGGAGCGCGACCCTTACGCCGCGCTCGTGCTCGACGCCTTCGACCGCCTGTGCAAGTCGCCGGCCGACTTCCCAGCAGGTGCCCTGGTCCAGGTCGACACCTTCGATCATGCGAAGGGCGAGCTCGTTTTCAAGGCCCGCGTCGTCGGGCCGAGCTCGGAAAGCCATCTGCGCATCCGCGTCGATGACGGCCTGGTCTTCGCCGTGCCGGCGTCGGACTGCAAGCTGATCCCGGAGGAAGGTCGGTGAGCATGCGCGCGTTCACGCCGCCGGAGGAAAGGGCGCTGGTGAAGCTGCACGCCCTCACCGGCGAGACCTTCCTCGACATCACCCGCGACCGCCCGTCGATCTACGAGCGTCTGGCCGACAAGGGGCTGACCACGGTCATGCTCCACAAGCGCCAGAAGCGCGCCCGTCTCACGGCCACCGGTCGGTACTTCGCCACGCTCGTCGCAGCCAGAAAGGCTCCGTGATCATGGTCATCCTTCTCATCGCCGGCTGTGTCTGCCTTCTCCTGGGCTCCAGGCTCGTCAGCTATGGCCAAGAGGACAAGGACCGCTTCAGTCGCCGCATCGGCCTTCTGCTCGGCCTCTTCGGCGCCGCTGCTCTCGTCGCAGGCCTTACTATCACGCTTTCGGTGTCGAGCCCGAGGTCATGATGATGGCCCGCCCGATCCCGCCCGCACCATCCGATACTGCGCCGCTGATGGCGCTGCTGGCGAGGCACGATCTGGCGAAGCTCAACGCCGAGCGCGCGCGGCTGATCGCGGTCATCGAGACCGTGAAGCCCAGGCGCTCGACCATCCTTGAAACCCGCTTGAAGCAGCTAACCCGAAAGGCGGTCGAGCTGCAGGCCGCGATCGCGAGGGCGGAACGGTGACCCATCGCGATATGCTGGCGAAGATCCATATCGCCAAGAAAGACCTACGCCTCGAGGACGGCGAATACCGCGCGCTCCTCGTACGGGTCTCCGGCGTTAATAGCGCCAAGCTCCTATCCGATCGGCAGGCCGAGGCGGTCCTCGCCGCGATGCAGCGGCTCGGCTGGAAGCCGAAGGTCTCGACCAGGCCGGCGGCTAAGCGCGCCGAGATCCGCATGATCTACGCCCTGTGGGGCGCGCTGCATTCGGGTCCGCTCGACCGCGAGGCGCTGCGGAGCTGGGTCGAGACCCGCTTCAAGATTTCAGCGCCAGAATTCCTCAAGCCGCCGCAGGCGCGCGAGGCGATCGAGCAGCTCAAGGCCTGGCAGAAGCGACTGCGGGGGCAGGAATGACACGGCTGGGCTGGCCAGAACTGCCGGCGCTGCTCGCCGAGATCGCCGAGGTCGCCGGCATCGACGCGGCTCTGGCGATCGCCGAGGCAAAGGGCGGTCAGGAGGTGTTCGTCGTCGCACGGCTGACGCCGGACAACTGGCTCGTCCAAACTGTCGGAGCCGGAAAGGCTCAGCTTCTGAGTGATCATTTCTGCTCGGGCCGGTCGCGTCAGAAACTCACGATACCGCTTGGTCCCGCTGGGAGCTTCAATGCTTGGCGGCAGCGCACCGCGAGGGCGCTGGCGGAAGCCGCTTCGCGCGGCGCCTCGGCTAACCAAATGGCAGCTGCGGCCGGTGTCACCGAGCGCACTGCCAGACGCTTCCGTAAGAGGCAGCGCGAGCATAACAGCGGGCAGCTTAAGCTGTTTTGATTAGTGTCCTCCTCTCTACCGCTGACTAAAATGCGAGGAACCAACCTTAGGGGCCGAGCATTCTGATGGGCGACGAATTCCAGGAAATAGGCCACTGTGGCGGACGGTTTATACTTCGTATTCAAACCGGCGAAGATGGAATGAAGCAGTCATTCTGGCAGTTTGTCTTCACACGCCCTGTACCTGCTGAGATGGTGACATATTGGGTTCTGCTTACGGCAGGCCTCGCCGTGGCGCCGGGCCGGTTAGGCGGTGACGCGGATCCTCCCCCCATGGGCGGATGTACTTTAGTTATGATCGCGTCAGATAGCGAAGGAAGATTCGGTCACACCTGTCAGGCTTGCCGGGGATACTGGCGTAGCGGTGCGCTTCCGAATCTGTGCCCTTACTGCCGCCACCAAGACGGTCCGCAGTTCTTCTTGTCGGACGCTCAGCGTAAATATGTGAGGCGGTACTGCGAGCTGATCGTCAAGCTCGGAGAAGACAATCTCGATCGGGAGTTTCAGATCGATTTTGATGAAATCGCCGACGCTGTTGGACGAGAAGGCGAGAAGCCAGCGTTTTACGTCTCGGAAACCTCACAGCAGAACAAGTTCACATGCGACGCGTGTGGTGAGTTTAATGATGTTCTCGGCCAGTTTGCGTACTGCTCGTGTTGTGGAACACGAAACGATCTTGACGCTTTTCGTCAGCGAATCGCGAAGCTTCGCCAGCTAGTAACAGTCGAAAATTCTCACATTGTTGTAAGAGATGCGATATCGGCCTTCGACACTCTGGTGGGGCAGATTGGACGCGAGCTTCTCCGCTTGGTTCCGCTCTCCAGAAGGCGCGCTGAGCGGCTCCGAAGGGGGCGTTTCCACGATTTGGAGGCGACGCTTAGTGTATTGATGTGGTTCGATATTGATCTGACCGCCGATATGGCTGAGGGAGAGAAAGCCTTCTTGCGTCGTATGTTTCTGCGACGCCACGTCTATGAGCACAATGGCGGCGAGGTGGACCAAGTTTATCTTGAAGCTTCCGGAGATGACTCGGTACGACTAAAGCAGCACATTAGAGAGCGCGTGGAAGACCTTCATCGGCTGCTGAGCGGACTCAATAAAATGGCACAGGCCCTAGTTGCGGGCTTTCACGAGTTATTTCCTCCCCTGTCCGAACCGATTGATCGTCATGCTGAGCATTTGAAACGCATAAGCCGAGGCCAGCTGCCTGAGCCCAACATGGCGCGGGACTACCTCAAGTAGCCCTGACACACGTCAGGGGCCGCGCGGCCCTCAGAACTCGAGATTATCAGGACCACCTGTTCATCTCGAGGTCGGCCTGATCCCTCAAGCGGCCTCCTAACGGAGGCCTTCATGGTGGCCATTGTCGAGAAGCTCGGCCCGAAAGTCTTGCGTGCTCTCGCGCCGGGGGGGAAGCTCGCGATAATGGAGCCGGTCGGCCGTGCGCTACCGGCGGTCCTCGCCGAGTTTGAGATCAATACGCCTCGTCGGATTGAGCACTTTCTCCCCCAGGCGGCGCACGAGACGGACCGCTTTCGCACCTTAGAGGAGTATGGTGGGGCGGCCCATTTTGAACGCTATGATGGCCGTGCCGATCTCGGCAATATTAGGCCGGGCGACGGCGCTCTTTTTCATGGCCGCGGAGTATTTCAGCTCACCGGCCGGGCGAACTACCGACAATACGGCCCCATGCTCGGGCTCGACCTGGAGCGCAATCCCGAGATCGCGGCCGACCCAGTAATTTCGTTACGGATCGCCGGTCTCTACTGGCGTGAGCGCAAGATCAACCAAGCCGCGGACAACGACGACATCATCGGCGTCACGCGCCTCATCAACGGTGGCAAGAACGGCCTCGCCGATCGACGCGCTCTCTTGGCGATCGCCAAGCGCGAGGTGGCCGCGCTCGCAGCCGGCGACATCGCCAACGACAATGCCGATAACCCGGTGCTGCGCCGCGGCTCGGATAATGACGCCGTCGAGATCCTGCAGGCGCGTCTGCGCAAGTTCGGCTTGGCGCTCACTCTCGACGGCGACTTCGGCGCCGCAACCGAGCTTGCAGTCCGCACCTTCCAGCAGCGTGCTGGACTGAAGGACGACGGCATCGTCGGCCCGAAAACCTGGGCTGCCCTTTACGTCGCCGTGGCGGCCTGACCTGGCCGCATCCACGTCTGTCGCCGCGCGGGTGTCGTCACCGGCGCCGTGATCGAGCCATCGGGGCGCAAGCCCCGTCTTTGGGCATCTGCCCCCGCTTCTCGTGAAAGGTTGTCATGTACCCCAAAGTCTTCCTGGCGGCGGCATTCGCCATCGCCCTTGCCGCCCCCACCACAGCGGCCACCATCGACGCGTCGCCGCTCGTGCTCGGGATCAAGCCGTATCTCGAGACCACGCTGTCCGCTGTCGCCCTCGCGGCGATCGGCTTCCTCGGCAGGCTCGTTCAACGCGTCTTCGGCGTGCAGATGGAGAAAAGCCATCGCGACGCCCTGCACTCCGCACTGATGACCGCCGCGGGCTGGGGGCTGTCGATGGCCACCGACCTTGCCAGTCAGAAGCTGTCGAAGATCGAGGTCCAGTCCGCCGCCCTGGCTGAGGGGGTGAACTACGTCACGCGCGCCGTGCCCGATGCCGTGAAGTTCTTCGGCCTCGACGAAGCGCAGCTCCAGACCATGCTCCGCTCCAAGCTGGCTCAGATCCAGTTCGTCTCTTCGCCGCTGGTGGCTTTGCCGCCGGCAGTGCCCGCCGCCGCCTGATGCCTGGCCCGCTGCGGCGGCACCTGAGGACTTGCCGTGAACGACGTGATGGCCTTCCTGCAGCAATACGGAACCGTGCTCGTTCTGGCGAGCCAGGTGGCCGTTATCATGCTCGCCTCCAAGTTCGTCACTCGGGCGGACCATGAACACGCCGTTTCGACGCTCGATGCGAAATTCACGCTCGCGATCGACAAGATCGACAAGGCCGAGGACCGCATCGCCAAGCTCGAGGGCGAGTTCCGCCACCTTCCGGATCGGGACAGCGTGCACAGCATCAATGTCTCGCTGGAGCAGATGAAAGGCGAGCTGAAGGCGCTTGGCGCCCAGCTGCAGCCCGTCGCCAAGATCTCCGACCGGTTGCAGGAATTCTTGTTGGAGCAAGCCAAGCGATGAGCATGGATCTTCTCATCCGCACCGAGGCGCGCCTCATCGTGCTGCGCACCCTCGAGGAGCAACCGGACGGCCGGCTCAACAGCGAGCTACTGCGCGTCAATCTGGAAGCCTTCGGCATCACCAAGTCGCGTGACTGGGTTCATGACGAACTCAACTGGCTGCAGGAAATGGGCGCCGTTCGTGTCGTCGAGGCCGGCAGCGTCCGGGTCGCGACGCTGACCGCCAAGGGCAGCGACCATGTCAATCGCCGCGTCGTCATCGAGGGCGTCAAGCGGCCGTCGCGGGAGTTGTGACGATGGCCGGGACGAAGAACCGGCTGTCCTCTCTCGACCTGGTGCCCGAACACGCCCAGGACGATATCGTCTGGGCGATCGGCGAACTCAACCAGCGTCAGCGTACCCAGATCGAGATCCTGGCCGAACTCAACGAGCGGCTGGCCGCGAAGGATGTCGAGCCGATCTCCTGGCAGGCCTTCAATCGCAAAGCGCTGAAGCTGCGAGCGGTGCAGATCCGTCTCGACGAAGCCCGCTACATCTTCACCGGCATCGCCGACCAGTTCACGCCTGAGAAGGTCGACGACAACTCGATCGTCCTGGGCGAGTTCATCAAGATGCTCGTCTTCGAGCTGACCCAGACAGACGCAGCCCAGCGCTCGCCGAAGGAGGCGATGGAACTTGCGCGCGCCTACCATGACACGGTGAAGGGCCAGGCCATGTCCGCCGTTCGCAGGACCAAGCTCGAAGCGGAGTTCAAGGAAAAGGCCGAGGCCGCGATCGAGAAGGTCGGCGCGGTCAAGGGCATCTCGGCCGAGGCGAAGGAAGCTTTCAAGGCCATGCTGTTCGGCCAGTCCAATGGCTGAATCCGACGTCCTCAAAGCGGCTGGAGAGGCCCCCCGCAAGGGCGCGCCAGCAGCCGTCGCTGCCACCATGGCCATGACCGCTGCGGCCGCTGGCGTCACGGACCGTCCGACCCGCGATCAGTGGATCTCCGTCCGGTCGCAACAGGGCCGAGCCACAGCGGTCGGATGGCGCGAGACCGCGCCATTGCTCGCCTACCAAAGTGCGATCGCGGTCGCCTGCGAATGCTACGACGTCGTTGTCGTCGAGAAGTCGCGCCGCACCGGCGCCACCTGGGGCGCCGCCGCAGATGCTGTGCTGCGCTCGGCCAGCGCTCGCAACATCGGCGGCATGGATACGCTCTACATGGGCACCTCCCATGACATGGCGAAAGAGTTCATCGATGCGGCGGCCAACTGGGCGCGGCTGTTCGAGCACGTCTGCAGCGAAATCGGCGAGACCATCTTCGACGATGGTTCGGAGAACGGCGTCAAGGCACTGAAGATCGACTTCGCCTCGGGCTTCTCGATCGTGGCGCTCTCGTCGAAGCCGCGCAGCCTGCGCGGCCGCCAGGGCTTCGCCATCCTCGATGAGGCCGCCTTCGTCGACAACCTCGCCGAACTGATCAAGGCCGCCATGGCCTTCCTGATCTGGGGCGGCAAGGTGCTGATCATCTCGACGCATAACGGCGTCGACAACCCGTTCAACCAGTTGATCACCGACATCCGCGCCGGTCGGCTGCGCTATGGTCTCATCCGCTTCGACCTCGACGATGCGCTGAAGGATGGGCTGTTCGAGCGCATCTGCCTGATGAACGCCCACAAGCACGGCGAATGGACGCCGGCGAAGGAGGCGGACTGGCGAGAGGAGCTGATCGGAAAGTACGGCTCCGGCGCCGACGAGGAGCTTTACTGCGTCCCCTCGCAAGGCTCTGGCGCCTGGCTTTCCGGGCCGCTGATCGAGGCGCGCATGGTGGACGCGCCTGTCCTGCGTCTGTCGTTCCCGGACAGCTTCAACCTTGAGCCGGAGAACCGGCGCCGCGCCGAGGTGGACCGTTGGATCGAGGAGGAGCTGCGGCCGGTCATGCTGGCAACGCTCGACACCAATCTGATGACCGGCTTCGGCATGGACGTCGGTCGTCTGCGCGACCTCTCTGTGATGTGCCCGATGCAGATCACGCGACTCATGCGCCGCGTGGTGCCCTTCCTGGTCGAGCTGTCGAAGGTGCCCTTCCAGCAGCAGGAGCAGATCCGCGACGCGATCGTCCGCGGCCTGCCCCGCTTCATCGGCGGACGTACCGACGCCACCGGCATCGGCGCCAGCCTGGCCGAATCCGGAATGCAGAAATTCGGGCCGCAGATGGTCGAGGTGAAATTCTCGACCGAATGGTACCGGGTCGAGATGCCGCCGGTGAAGGCGGCGTTCGAAGACGACGTGATCGCGGTTCCACGCGACGCCGAGGTCGCGGCGGATCTGCGCGCCTTCAAGGTCATAAAGGGCATTGCCTGCCTGCCGGACCTGCGCGTTGCGAGCAGCGCCGGCGGCACGCGCCATGGCGACGCCGGCATGGCGATCGTGCTCGCCTATTCCGCCACCCGGAATCCGGTCGAGGCTTACGGATATCAGTCGGCGCGAGCCGGCGCGGACGAAGCCCGCCCTGGCAGGCGCAACATGCGGCCGGTCGACGAGGTTCGCGATGCGATGATGCCGGGCCGTCATGACGGCTTGTGGTGAGGGTAGCAATGGCTGACACATTCCGCCTGTTGGATGCCTACGGCGTTCCGCTCCAGATCCGGCGCTCGGCGCTGTCCCAGGAGCGGGCAGTGCCGGAACTCACCGGCATTCGCCACCAGTTCGACGAGATGGTGGCGCCGGGCCTCAATCCCGCCCGACTGGCTCGCACCCTCCGCGACGCGGCGCTCGGCGAGGACTACGATTTCCTGACCCTGGCCGAGGAGATCGAGGAGCGCGAGCCGCATTATCGCTACGTCCTGGAGACCAGGAAGAACGCAATCACCTCTCTGAATGCCCAGGTCGATCCGGCATCGGAGAGCGGACGTGATGTCGAGATCGCCGACTTCCTGCGAAACAATGTCGTCGAGACGCCGGCCTTCCAGACCTTGCCCGACATGCTCGTCGATGGCCTGTCCAAGGGCTATTCGATTGTCGAGACGGTTTGGGCGACGGGCTCGGCCTGGCTCCCGCAGCGCTACGTCTGGCGTGATCCGCGACTCTTCCAGTTCGATCGCGAGACCAGGACCAGGTTCCGGCTGCGCATCCAGGGCGAGCCGGACGGCGTCGCACTCGATCCGCTGAAGTTCATCGTCCATGTGCCTCTGCTGAAGATGGGCCTGCCGGCCCGCAACGGCCTGGCGCGAGTCGGCGCCTGGTCGTTCATGCTGAAGAGCTTCAGCATGCGCGACTGGGCCCAGTTCCTCGAAATCTACGGCATGCCTCTGCGCCTGGGGAAATATTCGCCCGGCAGCTCGAACGACGATCGCGCTGTCCTGCTCAACGCCGTGCGCAATCTCGGACGCGACGCGGCCGCGATCATTCCGATCGGCATGGAGATCGACTTCGTCGAGGCGAAGGGATTTTCCGACAAGCCGTTCGAGAGCAATGCCCGCTTCATCGACGAGCAGGTTTCCAAGCTCGTCATCGGCAAGCCGGGCGATGGAACCGCGTCGAGCAAGGCCGGCGAGGAAGTGCTCGACAAGGTTCGCGGCGATATCAGGAAGGCAGATGCCCGCGACCTTCATCTGACCTTGATGGAGCAGCTGATCCGGCCGATCGTCGACCTGAACTTCGGCCCGCAGAAAGCCTATCCGAAGGTTCATTTCCCGATCGCGGAGCGGAAGGATCTGCAGGTCTGGTCGGATGCGGTCGGCAAGTTCGTCGATCGCGGCCTCGCAGTCGAAGCCAGCCAGATCTATGACCAGCTCGGGCTGAAGGAGCCGGCCGCCGGCGCCACTCTTCTGAAGACGCCTGACAAGGGCGGGCCGCAGCCGAAGCCTGCGCAAGTCACTCCGGTCGAGAAGGCTGCGGCCGCCTCGGCATATCGCCTCGATCCACGCATCTGCCCGTCCTGTGGTCCCGCTCGCCTTGCGGCCGATAACCCGGAGCCGGACGAAGTCGACGAGCTCGTCAGCGAGGCGCTTGACGGCTGGCAGCCCGACCTCGGTCCGATCGTCGGCGCGATCCGCGCCGCAGCGGACGATGCCTCTTCATATGAGGAGTTCCAGGCCGCCCTCGCGCGCCTGGCGCCCGACCTTCCAGTCGATCGGCTGGCGCGCCGGCTCGGCATCGGCGCGATGATCGGTCGAGGCCGTGGTGATGCTGGACTGGAGTGAGACGGCACCCCGTCCGCCGGAAGGCCCCGCGCCGGGCCACAGGACGTTCAATTCCGGTTTCAAAAAAATCTGGCTCGCTCGGGAGCGGAAACAGCCCGCGGCCGTCCTGAGCCATTTGTGGGGCTCGCGCTTCAATGGCCGTTGAAGACCTCTTTTCCACCGCGCCCAAGCCGGTCGTGGAGTATTTCGACCGGCGGCCGTCGCGGCCTTCCTTCCGCTGGGACGAGGTCGCCCCGCGCGAGCATGCGCTCGCCTTCACCGTGGCCCGAACGGCCGGCTTCGACGTGCTAGAGGATATCCGTGCAGCAACGCGCAAGGCCGTCGTCGACCGCATTCCCTTTTCCCAGTTCCGCGACGAGCTCGTCCCGCTGCTGCGGCAGAAAGGATGGTGGGGCGAGAGACGCGTCACGGATCCGCGCACTGGTGAGGTCGCCAAGGTGCAGCTCGGTTCGCTGCGCCGGCTGGATCTCATCTACGACGCCAATATCCGCTCGGCCGAGGCTGCCGGCGACTGGTCGCGGATCCAGCGCGTCAAGGACGTGCTGCCCTATCTCGAGTATCGGACCTCGACCTCGGAGCGAAAGCGGCCGCTGCATCTGTCATGGGTCGGCACCACATTGCCGGTCGACGATGGCTGGTGGTCGACGCATTACCCGCCGAACGGCTGGCGCTGCAAATGCCGGGTGCGGTCGCGCTCGATGCCGCGCGAGGGCGCCCCGACGGAGCGTCCGCCGCTGAACCTGCGCTCCTGGACGAACGGCACCACGGGCGAAAGCCGCATGGTCCCGGCCGGCATCGATCCGGGCTGGGACAACAATCCCGGCAAGGTGCGGGAGAAGTTGGCGGGCAAGCGCCTGGCCGATCGTATCGACCAGATGGGCCGCGAGGCGCGGCGTGAGGCGGTCACGCGGCTGCGTCAGGATCCGGTGATGACCTACGTCACGGAGAACGGCGCCGGGTTCGTTCATCATCGCCGCCTCGATCCGGCCCAGGCGGGCGCCGGCCGCTTGCGCTGGCCAGTCGCCGTCCTGCCGGATCCGCTGGCGGCACAGATCGGTTCGACCAGCAGGGTAGTCGCCTTGTCGGTTGCCGACGCAGCGAAGATCCGCGTCAAGCATTCTGAAATCGGGCCAGGCTTCTGGGAGAGCCTGCAAGCCGGCATCGACGAGCCCGAGGCCGTGACGAGCGACGGAAAGCTGCGCCTGCTGATGCGCGTTGAGGGAAAGCCCTATGTCGCAGTCCTGAAACGAACCGCGGCCGACGAAATCCTCCTCAACAGCGTGCACCGCGTCGAGGAATGGCAGGCCGATCGGATGAAGGGGAAAGACGCGGCCGGCGGGGCATAACTCCCGCGCGTCACAGGGACGGAGGTACTGTCTCGACCGCACCCCCAATATAGGCCATCATCCCGTCGAAGCCAAATCATTGGCCCCTGACACGCGTCAGGGGCCTTTTGCGTTTCCGGGCTCGCCATGGTGCGGGCATGCACAAGCGCCTCGCCCTCTGCAGCTCTTTGCCCGCTGGCCTTATCGCCGGCGTCGCCGCCTTCGAGGTGGTGATGGCGGCCGCGCAGGTCGGGGGTGAGCTTCAGCCGCCCGAGTGGGTGCAGTTGACGCCGCGCGGCGACGTCATCGCCCGCGACGGGCGACCATTCCGTTTCGACCCCGAGCGCCTTGCCGCGGCCTTCTCGCAAGGCGGCCTGAAGCTGCCGATCGATTTCGAGCACGAGAGCGAGTTCACGATCACGCTCGGCGCCAAGCCGGCGCGCGCCTGGATCGTCGAAGTCGAGGCCCGCCCGCAAGGTCTGTTCGGTCGGGTCGACTGGCTGCCCGACGCCGTCGCGGCGCTGAAGGCCAAGGCCTACCGCTACATCTCGCCGACCTTCTACCGCGACGACGATGAAGTCACCGCCCGCCTGATCAAGGCGGCCGCGCTCGTCTCGGCGCCCGCGCTCGGCATGCCGGCGCTCGCTTCCGCCACCCATCACAACGGAGCCACCATGCTCAAGGACTTGCTCATCGCGCTCGGACTGCCCGAGACCGCGTCCGCCGGCGATGCCGTCTCGGCGATTGCGCTGCTCAAGGCGGGCGATCCCGCCAAGTTCGTGCCGAAGGCGCAGCACGATGCGACCGTCACGGCCTTGGCTACCGCCGAGAAGACGATCCAGGACGCTGCCGATGCTGCTCATGTCGCGCGCTGCGGCACGCTCGTCGACGATGCGGTCAAGGGCGGCAAGATCGCTCCGGCCGCGAAGGACCAGTACCTCGCGCTCGCCAAGTCCAACTTCGACGGCACCAAGGCGGCTATCGACGCCATGCCGGTGGTGCTGAAGGCGGGCACGGATGTGGCCGTCGCTCAGGCCGACCCCGACAAGGGCGCGGCTGGCACGCTTTCCGAGGCGGAGAGGGCGATGGCGAAGGCCACCGGCGTCTCCGAGGAGGCCTTCCTCGCCGCCCGCGCGGCCTGAAACCCTTCATCACCGATAGGAGCCGCCACCATGGCGCTGACGAAAGCCCGAGACACCCGCGAGCGAGGCCGCGACCTGCTTGTCCTGCCCGTCGCTGCGGCAACGACCATCTGGCAGGGCGGGCTCGTCGCTGTGAATGCGGCCGGCTACGCCGTGCCGGGGTCGGTGGCGACCACCCTGAAGGGGGCTGGCCGCGCCGAGGAGACGATCGACAACTCGGCCGGATCGGCCGGCGACAAATCGGTCACCGTCCATCGCGGCGTGTTCAGGTTCAAGAACCACGGCGCCGACGCCTGCGTCCAGGGCGACACCCTGGCCGATTGCTACATCGTTGACGACGAGACGGTCGCGAAGACGAACGGCGCCAACACGCGCTCCAAGGCCGGCAAGATCCTCGAAGTCGAGGCGACCGGCGTCTGGGTCGAATTCACCTGACATCGGCGGGGTGGCGCAGCGGCCGAGCGCCGGGCTCATAACCCGGAGATCGGCCGCCCCCTGCAACCAGAAACCTGATCGCGAGGACGGTCCATGATCATCAATTCCCCCAATTTGCGGATGCTGACGACCGGCTACCGCGCCAACTTCCAACTCGGCCTTGCCGCGGTCACCTCTTCGTGGGCGCGCTTTGCCACCGAGGTTCCCTCGACCACGTCGGACGAGCTCTACCCCTTCCTCAACCAGATCCCTGGCATGCGGAAGTGGATCGGCGAGCGCCAGCTGAAGAACGTCAGCACCGGGGAATATCGCCTGGTCAACGAGGACTGGGAGGACACCATCAAGGTGACCCGCAACGCGATCGAGGACGATCGCTACGGGATCTACTCGCCGCTGATGACCATGCTCGGCGACGCGGCTGCCCGCCAGCCGGACGAACTTGTCTTCCCGACCTTCGCCAGAGGCTTCAACACGAACTGCTTCGATGGCCAGTTCTTCTTCGACACCGACCACCCTGTGCTCGATGCCGACGGCTCGGCAACCTCGGTCTCGAACATGCAGGCCGGCGGCGGTCCGGGCTGGTATCTGCTCGATCTGACGAAGGCCGTGAAGCCCATCATCTTCCAGAACCGGCGGAAGCCCGTCTTCGCTGCCATGGACAATCCCGACGACGAGTCGGTGTTCATGCGGAAGGAGTTCGTCTACGGCGCCGACAGTCGCAACACCTCGGGTTTTGCCTTCTGGCAGACCGCTTTCGGCTCGAAGGCCGCGCTCGATGCCCCCAATTTCAAGGCTGCCTTCGACGCGATGTCGCTCTTCAAGAAGGACTATGGCGCGCCGCTGGCGATCACGCCCAACGTCCTCCTGGTTGGCCCGACCAACCGCAGCGCCGGCGAGACGATCGTCAAGAAGGCGAACCTGGCCGGCGGCGAATCCAACCTCGACTACGGCCGCGTAGAGCTCGTCGTCGCGCCCTGGCTCGGCTGATCGGCCGGGTTTGCGCCGAGCCCTCCGGCCGGAGGGCTTTGGCAAGCCCGTAGGAGATCGGCATGAAAGAGCCCAGCAAGTCCAAGGCAGCCGGCATGGCCGCCGCTGTCGCGAAGGAAATCGAAGGCATCCGCCAGAAGCCGGGTTCCGGCCTGGTCCTGGTGTCCGCGACCGCGAAGGAAGGCCGGCGCCGAGCCGACATCGAATTCAGCCAGGCCGGCACCGTGATCGATTTTGCCGAGATCACGCAGGAGCAGTGGGAGCTGATCCTCGACGATCCGCAGCTCACGCTTCGCCCGGCGAAGGAAGAGCGACCCGCCAAGGATCAGGACGAGCCGAGCGCCTGACGAAATTCCCCGAGAGGGCGGTCTGGTACGGCTCGCAAGGCCCCCAGCACCCGATGGGAGCCCGGCTAGCGGATGGCGATCCGCTCCGGTGCAGGGACGATAGTCCGCCGCCCGCCACGAACGCGGCCACCGTCGCCACGGTGGCCGCTCCTTTCATAGGGCCATCATGAGCTACGCCACCCGCGCGGACATCGAGGCGATCTACGGCGCGCGTCACCTTGAGACGCTGGTGCCCGCCGACGTCGACATGGACGTCGCCGTCGCCAACGCGATCGTGTCGGCGCAGGCGATGATCGACCCCTATCTCCGCAAGCGCTACGTCCTGCCGATCACGGTGCCGACGCCGGCGATCCTCAAGCAATGCGCGATCGATATCGCCTGCTGGCAGCTCGCGCCGGCGGCTGACCGCTTGTCCGAAGAGATCGAGAAACGGGCCAAGCTGCGCCTCGCGTTCCTGAAGGACGTCGCCCAGGGCAATGCCGAGATCGTCGAGCTCACGCCCGTTCCCGGATCGGGAGGCGGCGGGGATGTCACCTCGGGCGGTGGCGCGGCCTTCTCTGCCGAGCCGCGGCGTTGGTCGGGATCGGGCGAATGAGCACGCTCGCCATTGAGATCGATGTCGCCGGCTTCGCCCAGGTCGAGCAATTCCTCGCCCGGCTCAATCCGTTCGAGGCCGAGACGCTGCTGGAGGCGCTGGCCCGGCTCATCCGCGAGTCCACGCGCGAGCGCTTGATCGCCGGCGGCCCCGCCCCGGATGGTTCGGCCTGGCAGCCGAACCGGGAGGGCCGCACGCCGATCCTGCACAAGTCCGGCGCGCTTGCCCGCTCGATCGACTACGCCGTCAGCGGCATGCAGGCGATCATCGGCTCGGGCCTGGTCTATGCCCGCATTCATCAGGAAGGCGGCACGATCGTGCCGAAGAGCGCCTCCTCGCTCGTCTTCTCTGTCGGCAACCGGCTCTTCCGGGTGAAAAAGGTCACGATGCCGGCCAGGCCCTATATCGGGCTCTCCAGCGAAGACCGCAGTGAGCTGATCCATACGGCCGTTGCCTATCTGCGGAGGCTGTTCGGATGAGCCGCCTCTCCGAACTCCTGATCGCCGCCGGCGGCCAGTTGCGGGCACTGAGAGACGAGGCCAACAAGCCGGTCTTCACCGAGGTCAGGGCCGAGCTTGATCGGTTCGATCTGTCGGACCTGTTGAGCGACTCGACGCGCGCCCCCACCGCACGCGTCTGCTTCATGCGAGCCAAGCCGGTGGCCCGCAGTGATGCCGGCTACGACCTGGACGTCTCGGTCGCGATCGTCGTCGTCGCCGGACGGACGGGTCGGCCGAACCCGGACTTCTCCTCCGCGGATCTGCACGCGCTCCAGCTGCTCGACGCCTGCTCGCTCTCGATCATGCTCGATCCCTATGTCGGCCTCGGTCAGCTCCAGGCGGCCGAGCTCGGCGACCAGCTCGTCGCCGTCTCGGAGCAGTCGAACAAGCATGGCATCGCTATCGCGCTGATGGAGGTGAAGTGGCGGCTGCTCGACGTCGCGATCGGACGCCCCGTCATCCAGGCCGCGCTCGAAACCGGCCGCGTCCCGTCGCCGGCGACACAGGTCGCGATCAATGATGGCGAGCCGGAGCCGCCACCGCTGCCAGAGACGGCGCCATGAGCGGCGAGCGCGATCTCCGCAAGCGCCTGGCCGCGCTCGAGCGGCGGATGAACACCCTGATCATGGTGGGCACGGCCGAGGCCAATCAGGGCGGCAAGACGAAGGTCCGCTTCGATGACGCTGGCGCCGGCGGGCAGCCATTCAGCTCGCCCTACCTGCCGCAGGCATCGAGCTCGGGCAAGAACGGCCAGGGCGTCTCCAGCTTCAGCAAGATCGGCCAAGGCGAGCCGGTGCTCGTCTTCTCGCCCGGCGGCGAGCTCGGCCAGCATTCCCGCGTCATGCCGGCCGGCCCGGTCGAGGACCATCCCTCGCCAGGCACGGCGGAGGCGAACGGCCATGTCCTGACGATCGGCAACGCCACGGTCGCGGTGAAGGACGGCGAGGCGAAGATCTCGGTCGGCGGCAGCAGCATCACGATCACGGAAGGCCAGATCGAGCTGAAAACGGCCGCCATCAAGCTGGTGCAAGGCTGATGCCGGGGATCACGGTCAAGGCCCTCGATGCCGCCGGCGGCGCCCAGCTCGCCGGCGGGCAGTCTTTCGTCACGGTCGGCGGCCAGCTCGTCGTCGTGCTCGGCGATCCCATCACGCCGCACGGCCCGCCACCGCACTCGCCCCTGCCGGTCATGGCCGAGGGCTGCGACTGGCTGACGATCAACGGCATCCCGGTTTGCCGCGAGGGCCATGCGGCCAGTTGCGGCCATGCCACCACCGGCCGGCCCTGGGTCCAGGTCATCGGCTGAATTCAAACGGCTTTGAAGGAGCCTTTCATGTCTGAGAAGAAGCCATACAAGACGACTGCCTCCGCCGGCTTCTTCGTCGCCGGCCAGCGCGTGCCCTCGCTCAGCGATGAGGACGGCGTCCGGATCCCGAAGGTCGGGCACATCCTCTACCTGACGGACGAGGAGGCGAAATACGAGCTGCTGCAGCAGTCGATCGAGCCGGCCGACCAGGCCGTCGAACCGACTCCGCTGGCGCCACCGACGCCGGCGACCAAGGCCAAGCGCGGCAAGGCCGCCTGACGTCATGCGCAGCGGCATCGATCGAGCGACGGGGAAGCTGCTGACCGGCTGGGACCATTGCGCCCAGTCGATCGGCGTCATCCTGACCACGCGGGTCTCCACGCGCGTGATGCGCCGCGCCTTCGGTTCCGCCGCGCTCGAGCTGCAGGACCGCAACGCGACGCCCAAGCGCATCATGCAGATCTACGCCGCTGTCGCCGCCGCCTTGAAACGTTGGGAGCCGGGCTTTCGCCTGAAGACCGTGCAGCTGACCCAGGGCGGCCCGGACGGCGTCTTCGTCTTCGATATCGCCGGCACCTTCTTTCCGCGCGGCCATCTCGGCGACTACTCGGCGAGTGAGGACCGCGCGACGCAGATCGGGCTGAGCGATACCACCTCGGGGATCGTCCTGGCATGAGCCGCTTCACGCCCGTCGACCTCTCGCTCTATCCGATCTCGGACGTCGTCGAGGCGCTCGACTTCGAGAGCTACCTGGCACGCGATCGCGCCACCTTCGCCGAGCGCTGGGAGCTGCGGCGCCTCACGAACCCGTCGCTGCCGGCGGTCGATACGCTGCTGCTCGAGTCGGACCCTTCGGCGGCCGTCCTCGAAGTCGGAGTGTATCGCGAGACCCTTCTGCGCGGCCGCATCAACGACCGCATTCGCGCGCTCACCCTTGCCGGCGCGCTCGACCGCGCCCTCGACCATATCGGCATCACCTATTACCGCACCCCGCGGCGCGTCATCACGCCGGCGACCGAAACAGCGCCGGCCGTGATGGAGGATGACGAGACCTATCGCCAGCGCCTGGCGCTCGCGCCGGAATCATGGTCGACGGCGGGGCCGGTTGGCGCCTACCTGTTCTGGGCGCTCTCGGCCTCGGGCGATGTCCTGGACGTCGCCGCCTATTCCGAAGACGAGGGCGTCACCCTGGCTCCCCGGATCCGGGTCGTCATCCTGCCGCGCGACGGCCTGACCGAAGACGAGAAGACGGCACTTGCCGCGACCGTTCGGGAGGCTTTGAGCCGGGTGCGCCTGCGGCCGATGGGCGACCTCGTCACCGTGGAGTTTGCGACCGCGCTCGATTTCGACGTCACCGCCCATCTCAAGATCCGCCAGGGCGCCTCGGCGGAGATCGTCAAGGCCCAGGCCGAAAAGCGGATCCTGCAATATTGCTCCGGCCGCCTCCGCTGGATTGGCGACGACATCGAGGGACCGGTCTGGCTGATCGGCCGGCGCATGCGGCAGGCGACGATCGCGGCCGCCGCTCTCGGCACCGATGCGAACGTCGTCGAGGTCGAGATCCCGGATCCCGCCGGCGACGTCAATCCGCCTCATGTCGGCTACACCGAGGCGGCTCTGGCCGGCGTTGGCTCGTTCGCATTCGAGCCACTGGCGGCGCCGGTCACCGCCCATCTGTTCACCGCGCCGCGGCTCGGCACCGTCACGGTGACGCATGAGATCGTGGCGGAGAGCTGGTCATGAGCCTCGACCTGCTTCCCGATAGTGCGACTCCATTCGAGCGCGAGCTCGCCGGGCTGTCCTCTGCTCTCGACGATATCGACCCCGAGGTCATCGAGACGATCTGGGACGCCTGGCGCTGCCCGTCGCCGCTGCTGCCCTGGCTCGCCTGGGCGGTCAGCGTCGATGTCTGGGACGATGGCTGGGCCGAGCCTGTGAAGCGCCAGGCGATCGCCGACAGCCCCGACTACCACCGGATCAAGGGCACGGTTCAGGCGGTCAATGCCGCGCTCGCACTGGCACAGCGGCCGACCGAGCTGACGGAATGGTTCGACCAGGTGCCGCCTGGTCGGCGGGGCACGGCGCGGATCTTCGTCGAGACGACGCTCGACGATGTCGGGCGCATCCTCAAATCGGTCCGGCCCCTCGTCATGTCGGCAAAGCCGAAATCGCGCCCGATCGTGTTTGGCGCCGGCGAGATGGCAGCGGGCAGCTTCGTGCTCGGCGCCGGATTGGTCGCCGAGGAGCTGGTCATCATCGAGCCTTACGCCTTCCTCGGCGAAGACGCCGACGCACTTCTCGTCGTCGGCGCTGGGCTCTTCACCGAAGAACTTGTCACGCTGGAGCCTTACGCATGACCACGGGACTCTTGATCACCGCGTCCGGCCAGGCCGCGATCATCGCCGATCTGGGCGGTGGCACGAACTTGGTGCTGACGCATGTCGCCTGGGGCGATGCGGCCGGCGTGCCCTACAACCCGAACGAAGCACAGGTCGCGCTGGTCAATGAGAAATACCGTGCGACCATCGCCAGCGTCGCGGTGGTCGACGGCGCGATCGTCGTCGACGCCGTCATTCCGGCGGACACGAACGACGGCTCGGCCCGGCCGTCGCACAGCTTCAACGTCGCCGAGGTCGGCCTGTTCAACAATGCCGGCACGCTGATCGGCGTTGCGCGTCTGGGCAATGGCTACAAGCCGCCACCCTCGTCCGGCCAGGCGAGCATCGCGACCTATCGGTTGAAACTCGCCGTAGCCAATCCGAGCGCGATCTCGGTCGTGGTCGACCCTCAGGCCCAGATCGCGCTCGGAAGGCATATCCGCGCGCCTTGGCTCACCATCGACGGCGTGGTGAATGCGCCTCCCGGCGCCCCCAACCAGGGCGACACCTACATCGTCGGCGCGGCGCCAACCGGCGCCTGGGTCGGCTTTGCCCACCGGATCGCCCAGTGGGTCGGGGTTTGGTCGCTATCGACCGCACCGATCGGGCACATGGTCTGCAACAACGCGGCCGACGTGGGTGATAGCGGCCGCTTCCTGCGTAGGACCGCCGCGGGCTGGGCTCCTGCCATCGCCAGCGCCACGGAAATCGGCCTGGTCAGGCTTGCCACCCTGGCCGAAACGGCGGCTGGCGCCGAAGCGAGCAAGGTGGTTTCCCCGGCGGTTCTGAAATTCGCCGCTCGCATCCGCCTGCAGGCGGACACAACGCTGTATGTCAGCCCAACCCTCGGCAACGATGCCAATCCGGGGACCATCGGGCAGCCGTATCAGACCCGGCAGCGCGCCTGGAACCGCTTCGCCAACGAGCTTGATCTGAACGGCTACGCCGGCACGATCAAACTGCTGAACGGCACCTATACCGACGCTTTCGCCGCCACATCTGCTCCCATCGGAACGGCTCGAGGAACGGGCGCGGTGACGTTCGAAGGGGACCCGGCGACCCCGACGAACGTCGTCGTCGCCCTGACGAATGCAAACTGCTTCTACGCCCAGGGCGGCGCGCAATTCAGTGTGAAGGGTTGCCGGTTGCAGACCGCCGGCGCGAACACCTCCGGCCTAGTCACCTCGGTCGGTGGCATCATTGCATTCGAGAACGTCGATTTTTTCAGTTGTGTCCTGGCGCACGTCCTTGCTGCTTCCGGAGGCTTCATCCAGGCGTCGGGCAACTACACGATCTCAGGCGGCGCGGCGATCCATATCTCTTCGGTCAAGGGCGGTGGGACAACTCTCGACGGCAAGACGGTCACGTTTCTGACCACTCCCAACTTTTCGAGCGCGTTCGCCGTTGCATCCGAAGGCGGCGCGATGAGCGCGGTCGGGTATCTCCAAACGGGGAGCGCCACCGGCAAGCGTTACGAGATCACGTCGGGTGGCATCATCAGCGTCGGGGGAGCCAACCCGACCGCGCTTCCGGGCAACGCGGCAGGCACAAACGTGGGAGGCTCCTATGTCTGAGTTGAGCAACGAGGTTCCCGCCGAAGACGAAGGGGAGCTCGACGTGCCGGCCCCCCTGTTCGGCGAAGACGGCGAACCGCTTTTCGATCTGCCGCCTCTCATCAGCGTCTTCATCTGGTCGGACTGGTACTGGGCGGCCAGTGACGGGCGTGTTTATTCCTCGGCGCGGCAGCTCGTCACCGGGGCCGACGACGAAGGCTATCTCGCCTGGCTGGATATCAATGGCGCCGCCAGCCCCTGGCCGAGCACTCCCGAGGGCGAACAGACGGATGCGGAGCTGCAGAAGGCTCTTTCGCCCTTCGGCCTCTTGGTCGGTATTCCGGCCCACATCGCCGATCGACGGTGGCGTCGCGAGGTTCGCGGCATCACCGTTGAAATTGCGGGCGAGCCCGTGCTGGTCTCCACCCAACGCGGCGACGACAGGGCCGCCTTGCACCAGGTCTATTCGGCGATCCGGGATGGCCTGCGCCAAGACGGCGCGACCTTCAATTTTGCCGATGGCAAGCCAAGGTCCGTCAGCAATGCCGACATGATGGCGGCCATTCTCGCCGCCCTGGCGCATGTCCAGGCTGCCTTCGATCTCGGTGCCGACGTCCTGGCGCAGTACGAGGCAGGGCAGATCATGACAGTGGCCGACATCGACGCCGCCTTTGCCTGACCGAGCGGCTCACCCGCTGCAGACGACGAAGGCCCCTGACACGCGTCAGGGGCCTTTTCCTTTGCCTCGACACCTAGCGTCGGACCCGACCTCGGCGCTGTCAAGCGCGCCGCCATGTTCGGGATCCGGAGCGCACGATGGCCACCGCTGAATATTTCCACGGCACCCGCGTCTTCCAGGTCGGGCAGACGACGCGCCCGATCTCGGTCGGCGAGTACTCGACGATCGGCGCCGTGCTGGTCGCTCCGGCTGCGGATCCGGACGTCTTCCCGGAAGACACCGTGGTGGAGATGTTCTCCAACGATGCGACGATGCGCGCGGCGCTCGGCGCCGGCGGCAATGTCGATGCGGTCTTCGACGCGATCGATGACCAGGGCGTCGTCGCCGAGGTGCAGGTGGTCCGCGTCGCCGAAGGCGCCTCCGCGGTGCCGCAGACCAAGCTGGAGCAGACCATCGCCAACATGGTCGGCTCCGGTGCCGACTATTCCGGCGTCCACGCCTTCAAGCAGGCTTTAAAGCCGGCCAAGCTGCTGATCGCGCCGGGCTATGACAGCCAGCGCCTGGCCAATGCCAAGAACCCGGTCGCGGCCGAGCTCGACGGCATCGCCACACGGCTGCGGGCGATCAAGATCCTCAACACGCCCGATGCCACGAAAGAGGCGGCCAACACCTATCGCGACGATTTCCCCAACGACCCGCGCGCCTATCTCTTCCACCCTTCGGTAAAGGTGCTTTCCGGTGCGTCGATCGTCACGCAGCCGGCGTCCGGCCGGATCGCGGGGCTGTTCGTCAAACGCGACAAAGAGGTCGGCGGCCCCTTCGAGAGCGCGTCCAACCAGCAGATGGGCGGCATTGTCGGCCCCTCGCGCCCGATCCCGTATTACACCGGCGAGCCGGACAGCGAGGCGAACTGGCTCAACGAAAACCGCATCGCCACGCTCCGCGCCGGCTTCATCCTGTGGGGCAACGAGACCTGCGCCGAGGATCCGCTCGACCGCTTCGTCAATGTCGTGCGCACGCAGGACATGATCGACGAGGCCGTCATCAATTCCTTCTACTGGGCGCTCGACCGCAATCTCTCGGTGCCGCTCGCCGTCTCGGTCATTCAGTCGCTGGAGAGCTTCCTCGACAGCCTGAAGGCCAAGGGCGCGATCCTGGGCGGGCGCGCCTGGTTCGACCGCAGCCTCAACAGCAACGAGGAACTGGCCTCCGGCATCCTGCGCGTCGAATACGACCGCGAGCCGGCCGCGCCGCTCCAGGATCTGCAGTTCGGCGCCCGCCGCAACGTCGCCTACTACGCCGATCTGGCCGACGGCATCCTGCAGTCGCTCGATCGCGTCTGACCGCCGCGCCACCGCAGGAGAGCATCACCCATGGCCAGCATCCCCTTCCTCGTCCTTCGCGGCTCGAACCTCTTGGCGGAGGACGCGGCCGGGCAGACGATCAACACCCATCTCACGCTCGGCAAGACCAAGCTGCCGGTCCAGCGCGAGAAATACGACGAGTTTTCGCCGGCCGCGAGTAACGGCTCGATCGAGGTCGCGACCACCCGCGAACCGTGCTCCGCCGGCTTCAACCTCAAGGGCTTGCAGCCCGAGGTGCTGGCGTTGTTCCGCACGCCCTTCGGTGTCCGCCGCAAGTTCACTTGCCTCGGCGCGCTGGTGAACGAGTACGCGACCGCGGGCACCGATCGCGAGGTTCAGGTGGTCGCCACCATGTATGGCCGCCTCAATGCCGAGACGGATGAGCACGAAGGCGGATCGCTCGTCGGCACGGAATACGAGATCAAGTCGATTTCGTCCTACCTGCTCACGATCGGCACGGCCGAGATCGCCCGCTTCAATATCGAATTGGGCGGCTGGGTCGACAGCGACGGCCAGTCCGTGCGCATCGCCAATATGCTCGGGCTGACCTCGTGAGCGAGCCGGACCTCTCTCCGGTCAAGCCCTATCCGGGCTTTGCGGCCGCGGCTGAACCGACGCCGGCGCGATCGCCGGCGGTGGCTGTGACACAGCCTGACATCCGGCCAGCCGACCCTGCGGCCTGGTCAAGGACCGTGCCGCTCGATCACGCGCTGGTGGTCGGCGGCGAGCGGCTCGACGCGATCACGATGCGGCGGCCGACCGGTGCCGATATCGCCGAACTCCTGGAAGAGGACTCGGACGAGCTGTCGCTCCCGGTTCGGCTGCGGGCTCGGATCTGCGGCGTGCACCCGGCCGTGTTCGGGGCGCTCTGGGCCGACGATTCCGAGAGGGTGGCGGAAGCCGTCGCCCCTTTCTTGCCGCGCGCCGTCCTCGACCTCGAGGCGGCGCTGGAGCCGGCCGGCGCGAGCGCCTGATCGAGCGCAGCGCTCTGGCTTCGGTGCCGCTGCTCGCGATCGAGGTCGCGCGCGGCACCGGGACGTCGCTGCCGACCGTGCTCGCCTGGCACGTCGGCAGGATCCTGTTCTGGCATGGCGAGCTGCAGGATCTCGCCGGCGCATAGGAACCGCATCGCATGAACATGCGCGTCAAGATGATCCTCGATCTGATCGCCAATACGCGGGGCGGCGCGCGCCAGGCGCAGCGCGACATCAAGGGTGTCAGGGATGCGGCCAAGGCTCTCGACGGGACCCGCGGCCCGCAGCGGATCAGCCGGGACTTCCTGAACCTCGCCTCGAGCTCGAAGACCGCTTCCCTCAACATCAGGGAGACCAAGGCGGCGGCGACCAGCCTCGGCACCAACTCCGGCGCCGGCAAGCTCGCCCGCGATCTCGACCAGGTCGGCCGCAGCGCGGATCGCGCGCGCGCCAGACTGAACGGCCTGAAAGCGACGAGCGGACAGCTTCGAGATGGCAAGGGCCGGTACACAGCTGGGGGCACCACCGAAACCAGCGGCTCTGCCCTTTTCGCAGGTACCAAGGGACTGCTCGGCGGCTATCTCGGCGTCCAGGGCATCCGCATGGGGACACGGGCAACCGTGGGCCAGTCGATCTCCTTCGAGAAGGCGATGGCGGAGGTCCGCAAGAAGGTCGACGGGATGGATGATCCCGCCGAGCTCGCGAAGATGGAGCAAGCCGTCTCGAAATGGGCGATCGCATATGGCCGCACCCGCGAGGAGGTCGCCTCCCTCGTTGCGGAGGCCGGTGCCGGCGGCGTCACGCTGAAGGACATGCCGGAATTCGTGAGGATCAACCTCGCCGCGGCTACGGCGTGGGACGCGACTGCCGACAAGACCGGCAACGCGCTCGCCAAGATTCGGGCGGCGACGGGCTGGGGCAATGGGCAGCTCGAAGACTTTTCCGACAAGGTCAACGCGCTTTCCGACGCCGGTGCAGCGAAGGAAATGGACGTCGTCGACATGTTCCAGCGCGCCGGTGCTGCTGCGAAGGCCGCTGGGGTCGAGTTTGATGCCTCGCTAGCCTTCCTGACGGCCATGAACAACGTGGCGATCGCGCCCGAGGTCGCATCACGCGGCTTCGCGGCGCTCGCGTCGACCCTCCGCACGGGCGGCGGCAAGAAGTACACCGAAGGCCTGGGCATGCTGGGGCTCACGCCCGCCAAGGTGAAGGCGGGCATGAAGAAGGATGCTACCGCCACGATCATCGATGTGCTGGAGCGGCTCCAGAAGCACGCCGACCAGGCGGACGTGGCAATCAACATTTTCGGAAAGGAGTGGTGGGACGAGGTTGCGCGAGCGGGCCAGGCGCTGCCCGAGATCCGCAAAAATCTTGAAATCGTCCGGGATCCCAAAATCTGGAAGGGCTCGGCTCAGAAGAGCCTCAACATCGAGCTCAACACCACTGACAAGCACTTGAAGCGCCTTTCGGCATTGGCAAGCGCCGTCGGCGATCGCCTCGGGCGGTGGGCGTTGCCTGCCATCAACGAGGGCATCGAGAAGATCATTGCCGGCATGGACGAGCTCGATAAGCACGCCGCCGACAAGAGGGCCGAATCCGACCTGGCGCAAAAGGTCGCCGGTGGAATTCCATTGACGGCCGAGGAGCGGGAGAAGCTCGCCAACGACCGACTCTTAGCCGCTCGCGTGAAGGGCGAGAGCAATGCCATATCGGCCAGGGCCGATTATGAGGACACCGCCAACCGGACGTCGCAAGCCAATCCGCAGACCGTTCTCTCCGAAAGGGCCCAGCTGCTGCGGCGCCAGCTGCTGCGCCAGATCGAGACGCTTGAAACCGAGCTGAAGCTCGCGCCGGACGGGCTCGGCGACCGCCGCAAGAATCGCCGGCTCGAAAATCTGCGCAAGCAACTGGCCGATATCCCGACTAGCCCCTTCGACCAGCGTGTTTCAGCCCCTGATCCGCGTAGGCCGGCCGACCAGGAGGAGCGCGGCGGGCCCGATCGCGGTGAGGTCATGGCCCTGCGCGAGCGGGTACTGCAGCTTGAAGCCCGGCTGACGACGCTGGACGAGTTGCGCCGCACTGCCGGCAACCGCGCTGATCGACTGGCGTTCGGCGCCGATGCCGATCCTTACCTGCGCCGGCGTAACGAGGCCGACCAGGCGCTGCGCAATCGCATCGCGCCGAACGCAACCGCGGCCGGCCGCTTCGGCTTCGGACCAGGCGGCGCGCCCGTCTCGGCCGAGCCACGTGGAGCCGGTCCCGGCGCGGGCTCTTTCCGCCCTTCGATCAAGGATTGGGCCCAGAGCCTGATCGGCGCCGGCGATATCGACCTCGGCGGCGCCGGCATCACGATCGCCGAGAGCCTCGCCTCCGGACTGCGGCAGGGCGGCGCCTCGGTCGAGGCGGCCGCGGACGGCATCCGCACCGGTATAACCGGGGCCTTCGGCGGCGCTGACCTCTCGGCTTCCGGTGCCGCGATGATGGCGACCCTGGAATCCGGGATCCGGAGCGGTGGCGCGCGCGCGGTCGCGGCCGCGCACGACGTCGCGTCGCAGGTCAGGGCTGCCGCCGGCGGCTCTGGCGGCGCGCCGAGCAAGCGCATTTCCGGCGCGCTCCATGACGGGGTCGAGTGATGGCCGGCTATCCTGTACTGGCCATTGGCCCGCATATATTCGAGACTTTGCCGCTCTCGCTGCAGGAGATCAGCGAGCGTACGAAGATGAATTGGCCGGCCACCAAGCGCTTTGGCGTCGGACCCGCCCGTCAGTTCACCGGTCGCGATGACGACAGCTTCGAAATCGAGGGCGTCTATTACGACCAGGAGTGGGGCGGCCATGCCGAATATCTGGCCCTGAAGGCGACACAGGCCGCCGGACGGCCGGTCGAGCTGCTCGGCTGGTCCGCCGGCGGCTTTGCGGCCAGCGTCTTCGGAACCGTCGTCATCCTCGAGGTCGGCGCCGACCACAAGCACATCCACGACAACGGCATCGGCCGAAAGGTCGAGTTCAGCGTCAAGCTCGCGCCCTTCGGCGGCGACGGCGGCCCGTTCGGGGGGCTGTTCTGATGGCGAGCGTCAAGGTGGTCCAGGACGAGATGACGCTCGATCTGCTGATCTGGCGGGCCTTCGGCCGGCAGGATCAGCAACTCGTCGAGCAGACGCTCGGGCTCAATCCCGGCCTGGCCGCGTCCGGCGTCGTGCTGCCGATCGGCGCCATCGTCGTGCTGCCGGAGCCGCCGGCGGCCACGGCTCGCCTGCGCGACTCCGTGAAGCTGTGGAGCTGATCGTGTTCGTGAGCGATGCGCTGCAACAGGGCTTCCGTCCCTTCATCTACATCACGGTCAACGGCAACGAGGTCTCGGGAGGCTTCTATTCGCGGCTTGTCTCGGCAACGGCGCGCGACGAGGCGGGGCAGACCTCCGACCGTATCACCTTCACGCTGGACGACGCCGACAACGCGATCGAGCTGCCGCCGGAAAAGGCGACCATCGTCGTCTATGGCGGCTGGCTCGACGCCGAGCAGGGCCTGATCGGCACATATGAGATGCAGTCGATCGAGCTGAAGGGCGATGTCGACGAGGGCGAGTTCGTCGTCATCCAGGCGAGCGCCGCCGATCTGAAGCGCAAGCTCAAAGGCGTCGACCGCGAGCATTTCGAGGAAAAGACGCTTGGCGAAATCGTCGAGGCGATCGCCAAGCGCAACGGCATGACCGCGCGCGTCGAGTCCGACCTCGCCAAGGTCAAGATCCCGTATCGCGCCCGGATCGATACCTCCGAGATCGACTTCCTGACGACACTGGCCGACGAGCATGGCGGCGTCGTCAAGCCGATGGGCGACAAGCTCGTCGTGTCCAAGCGCGGCAAGGCCAAATCGACCAGCGGCCAGAGCCTCTCGTCGATCTCGATCGAGAAGAGCGACTGCAAGACTTGGTCGATTGAGCCCTCCGGGCGGGCGCAGTACGGCAAGGTCAAATCCGCCTATATCGACCAGAAGACCGGCAAGCGGACCAAGGTTGAGGCCGAGACCGGAATGGACGGGCCCGACTACACGTTGAAGAACCCGCTGCCGAACAAGGAGCAGGCCGAGAAGGCCGCCCAGGCCGAGGCGCAGCGGCTTACCCGCAATACCGGCGACGGTCACTTCCAGCTCGCCCGCGGCCGATTCGACGCCCAGGCCGAAGCCGACGTCATCGCCGGCAAGAGCTTCCGCTCCGGCATCGCCGGCACCTGGCGGGCGGACGCCGTCGAGCACGTCTGGGATGAGAACGGCTGGCTCACCAAGGTCGAGGTCAAATCGAAGGAGGATGGCTCCTCCGGAAAGAAGGACAGTTGAACATGTCGACGCAGATCTACGACATCACCAACAAGGCCGGCCCTTACATCGCCGGCATCAAGCTCACGCCCGGTCAGAGCGAGATCACGCTGACGGCCGAGCAGGCGGCCTATGAGCTCGCCCAGGGCACGATCACGGCGACAGGCGAGCCGGGCCCGCCCGAGCAGGAGCCGGCACCAGTCGTCGCCGGCGATCGCGTCGAGTTGAAGCGGGCCGGCCTCGCGACCAGGCCGACCGCGGCCGAGCTGGCCGCCTTCGTCCAGCAGACCGCCCAGCGCATCAATCCTTATGCGGCGAGCCTCACGCTCACGGCGGCCGACAAGAGCGCGCTCGTCGTCGTCTCCAACGCAGCGGCCCGCGTGGTGACCCTGCCGAACGACTGGGCGCCGGGCGATAGCGTGACGGTTCGGCGCGGCGGCGCCGGCGCGGTCACCTGGGCGCTGGAAGCCGGCGCCACCATGGTGCTGCCGGCGGCCAAATCCGCTCACACCGGCATTTCAGCCCAGCATGAGGAGGTGGTGTTCAAGGTGCTTTCAAATGCCGGTGAAGCTGCCGTCTGGGCGGCATCAGGCGCGACCACCTGAAGTGACGTGACAGGGGAGCCCGAGGGCTCCGGCGGCCGGTTCCGGGAAGTTCAAGCCGCCCGACGAGGAACCTAATCACATCGCCTGCCACGACGGCCGCGAGGCCGCGCGCGATGGGCGACGATTCGGGTTAGGATCAGGTGAAGGACATCCGTTGCGCCGGCTGCGGCGCGCTCTTGTTCCGCGCGGAGGAGAACGCTATCTCCGGCCGCGTTGAAGCGAAATGCCGGCGCTGCCGGTCGATCAACATCCTCAGGGCCTCCGAGCCTTCATCCGAACGCCAGAGCGAGCGTCCAACCCAAGGACGCGACCGTTGTGGCTCTACATTCCGAAAATAATTCTACCGGCCTCCTGCGAGGCCTCTCCCTCTGTGCCGGCGTTGGCGGGCTGGATCTCGGCCTGGCAATCGCAGAACCCGGATTTCGAACCGTGGGTTATGTCGAGCGGGACAGTTTCGCCGCGTCCGTGCTCGTGGCCCGGATGGGAGACCAGGCCCTTTGTGATGCACCTGTCTGGGATGATCTTGCCACCTTCGACGGCAGCCCTTGGCGCGGAGCGGTGGATATCGTCCTGGCAGGCTACCCCTGCCAGCCCTTCAGCTCGGCCGGCAACCGGCTCGGCGAAGATGATCCACGCCACCTCTGGCCGCATGTGCGACGGATCATCCGCGAGACCGGCGCCAGGCGCATATTCCTCGAGAACGTCGAAGGCCATGTCAGCCTCGGTTTCGACAGCGTACGATCCGACCTCAAAACGATGGGCTTCCGAATCCGGGCGGCTCTCTTCTCGGCTGCTGAGGCAGGCGCTGCGCATTGGCGCCGACGGCTCTTCGTCCTGGCCGACGCCAACCGCCCAGATGTCGGCGAACCGGCCGGAGTTCGGCCTCTGCGCCACCGGCTGGACGCTACGGACCTCGCTGCACCAGGAGGGCAAGCAGGTCGGCATCAAGGAGGTGGCGATCGCCTGGACGCTGCTCTGGCGGGCGAGCAAGGCGATGGGCGCGACCTACACGGCGCCGGCGAGCTTCCCCTTTTCGCACCCGCTCCATCTGATGGTGCAGGCTGGGAGCAGGCTCTCCGACAACGCCCTGACCTTGAACCCGCGCTTCACCGACTGGATCATGGGCTGGCCTATCGGCTGGACCAACCCCGAGCAGCCGGTAACGGGGTTTGCAGCCTGGCTGCAGCGATCGCGTATCGAACTCTTGAGGAGGCTCTCGGCGCGGGCTAGTGGCTGACGTGACAACGCGCCACTTGCCCTTACGATACCTAGTGGCCTTAACTCTTGAGGCAGTGAGGGGAACGGTGATGACAGTTTCGCGGCCCGAGCCACCTGAAGCCCCCGTCATCCAGATTTTGTCGGATGCTGAGTACCGGACCGCTCTGGTGCGGATCAGGGACCTCGAATCCGCCACGTCAGGATCAGCGGAAGAATTGGAACGAATGACTTTCGAGCGCGCTATTGCTGCCTATCTCGAGCGGAAGGGCTCTGAGCAAGAGCCTTCCGACCGCGAGCCCCGCGTCGCGTCGTAA